ATTTCATGGCTTTACCTAAACAACAAGAGTTCATGCAATCGGAAGCGGCAGAGAATTTGTATTCCGGGGCGGTACGGGCCGGCAAGAGTCGAGCTTTAATGGAGAAATGTTACCAAGAGGCGATTGATAATCCAGGCATCCGGTTGGGTGTCTTTCGTAAGGTACGAGCTACGCTATACGAAACGACCATCCGCACTTTTGCTTGCGATGTTTTAGGCTGGCCCTCAATAGATGACCCTCAATCCGGCATCGTTAAACGGTGGCGCAAATCGGAACTGAAATCCACCCTTTATAATGGCTCAGAGATCATTTTCTTGGGTATGGATAAGAACAGCAAGATCGGTTCTTTGGAGTTGGGTGGAGCTTTCGTTGATGAGGCTCACGAACTGGAAATTGATGATTGGAACATGATCCAGACCCGATTGAGCCAACCAGTAGTTGACAAACAACGGATGTGGGCCGCTTGCAACCCGGCCAGTCCGATGCACTGGTTGTATGAAAAGTTTTTCCGTAATGCCGGTGAAAACGCCTTTTGCGTTACCACCAACAGCTTTGAGAATCCGTATCTGGGCGAAGAATATATTGCCCGATTGAAAAGGATGACCGGCAACTTCTACCGCCGGATGGCCTTGGGCGAATGGGTAGCCTTTTCTGGCTTGGTTTACGATTGCTTTGATCCTGAGCGACATATTATTGACCAACCAGAAGAAGGTAACAGCTTCAACTTGCGCTCGATTGATTTTGGTGGCCTGAATCCTCACGTCTGTCAATGGTGGCGAGTGTATCAAGATGGCCGCATGGCTTTGTATCGGGAACTATATCACAGTAACATTTCGGTTCGGGCTTTCGCTGATATGATCCACCAACACCAACCCGCCAATGAGGTGATTCGGGTTACGATCAGTGACCATGATGTCAGCGACCGATTAACCTTGGCCGAGAACGGCATCCAAACACGACCGGCCTTGAAGGAGGTGCGGCAAGGCATCGAACGGACTTATGAGAAGCTGGCTAATGGAGAGCTATTATTTTATCGAGATGCCTTGGTGGAACAAGATTGGCAACTGAAGGATGATGCCGGAGCCGTCAATCGGGTTCGACCTCAATCCACCTTGGAAGAAATTGGTGGATACGAATGGGCCGTTACGGCTGGTATTCCCAAAGACCAACCAACCAAGAAAGACGATCATGGCATGGATGCCATGCGATATGCAGTAATGAGTTTACACCAACCACAAGCCAATTGGCGGCACGTCAGGGGCGTATAGATGGCTAGACTACCTCGCTCGATGTATTACGACCAATTGAAAGACCCGGTCGTCCTCCACAGTTACTGGTCCCCTCGGTACGGCACCGTCCATAAAATCCAATGCGATACCGATTTAGAGTGGCGTGACCTAATCCAAGGTGTGCCGGATTATGATCGCGAATTGTATGAAGTTGGCAAACGCAAATTGGTAGCACCGGATTATTGCCTCTATATTTTGATCGAACGGAGAAAGATGGAAGAACTCCGAGAACGAAAATACGGTGAAACGGCAGAACGCAAGATATTTTCAGTGGGGTAAAGATGGATTTCATTACTGATTATCATTCGGACTACACCAATTTCCAAGCCGATTGGCAATTCTATATCCAATCATATATCGGTGGCCGCGCCTATATCACTGACAGCAACCTGTTCCAACACCTGCGGGAGAGCGAACAGGATTTCAACCTCCGCTTGAAACGGGCGGTCTACACCAATTATTGCCGTTCGGTGATTGATTTGTATACCTCCTTCATTTTTGGGGTGGAAACCCATGTTATGCGGGATTTCGAAGGTGATCAATATTACCTCGATTTCAGTCGTGACGTGGATTTACGCGGCAATACCATCGACGATTTCATGCAACAGGTCGCCACCTATACCCAAGTTTATGGCTTTTGTGGCATTTTGGTCGACTCGCCGCCCCGTGATGACTCCATCTTGACCTTACGCGACCAACAGGATTCCGGCCTCCGGCCTTACCTTTGTATCTACCAGCCGGTCGATATAGTCAACTGGTCATTGGATCGGTTCGGCCAGTTGCTATGGGTCAGGTTACGCGAAACCGTCACCGATAATGTCGACCCATTTGAAGAGACGGAGGAGGAGGTCGTATTTCGGACTTTCACCCGTGATGAATGGTTTTTGCATGACGATCAGGGAGAGCTAATCGAACAAGATACTCATGGTTTGCAACGAGTGCCTTTTGTCTTGGCCTATTTTCAACGGCATCCTCAATACCCGTTGATCGGGTTGAGCCAGTTAGTGGACATCGCACCCATCAACCGTTTATTGACTAACATTAGCAGTTATATTGACGAGTTCGTAGCCAAGCAAGCCTTCCCTTTCTTGGCCGCTAGTGACAATCCAATGGCGGCTAACGATCAGGAAGAAGAGGCCATTATTTCGGCCAGTAACGTCTTTCAATATCCCCAAGGTGGCCAACCGCCAGCTTACGTTAGCCCGCCCACCGATCCGGCTGAGTTCATGCAGAGCTTTTCCAGTGATTTCCTGATCCAACAAATCTTGAGAGCCGCTCATCTGGATCATCGGGCTTTAGCCGAACAGTCAGGGGTGGCCAAACAGTACGATTTCCATCAGCTGAACCATGTTTTGAGCCGCTTCAGTCGTAACCTGGAGATGGCTGAATCTCAGATAATGTCCGTCTACCATCGTTGGACCGGTCAGGATTTGGAGTTAGGGCAGATAGATTATCCCGACACTTTCGAGATCGAATCCATCAGTCAAGCCTTAGCCAACAGCAAATTGGTGCGTGAAATTTTCGGTGATAAATCTCCCACCTTCACCAGCGAACATCTGCATCGGATGGCCCGACGGTTAGCTCCCAAACTGGAACAAGATGTGGCCGGCACCATCGCTGAAGAGTTGGAAGGAAGTGCTACCAACGATTCGCAAGCCTTGGCCTTTATGGCTGAGATGGAAGAGTTCGGGGATAACGGACAACCAGAAACAGAATGAGTATTTCGGCTTATCAGCAGTCTATTTTTAAGTCGAGGGCTATACCCCTCAAAGCCACTCAATCGGTAGAAGAACGACAGTTAATGGCCTTAGAAATGGCCTCCTCGCAGTTGACGGCTTTAATAACTCAAATGACAGAATCGGGTGAATTGAGTGAGGAGGAGGCGATAGATCGCGAATTATATTTAGCCAAGAAAACTGCCATCCAAAACCTGATGACCCGATTGGGGACTGGTATTAGTGTCGATATATCGGACTCAGTGAAGTCAGTAACCGAAGAAACAACGGCTTTGATGGAATTGGTTACTGGCGATTTGGTTAGCGAGGACGATCAAGAGGTGGATTTGAGCAATTTCGCCGGAATCCCGCAAACAGTGCTGGCCGATTATGCTAGCCGGGTGGATGTCGAAGGGTTGAAAATTAGCCCTGATATATGGGCCAACAACCAAACAGCCTTGATCGAGAACCAAGTTATGTCAGCTATCGTCAGAGGCCAAAGTGCTATTAGCCTAGCTCAAAATCTGGAGAAGTTTGTACTTGGTGGTTCGATAGGTATGGGCCACAGTATCGCCTACAAAACGATGCGCTTGGCTCGGACGGAAATAAATACCGCTTACCACGAAAGCCGCCGTTTGAGTGCTATGGCTAGTCCGGTAGTACAAGGGATGGTATGGAAACTAAGTAACCGACACCCGAAATGGGATGTCTGCGACCTATTAGCCGAACAGGATTTATATGGTATGGGACAAGGCGTTTATCCGTCCGCGCAATTACCCCCCAAACCACATCCGAATTGTATTTGTTACACGATGGATGATTTGCGAGATCCTGTTTTGTGGGATTCACCGAAACCGGCCATAGCCTTGAAAGGCGATCCTTCCCAATTTCGGCCTAAGGGTGTGGGGACAGAAGCATCCATCAATAAACAATATCAAATGTTCGATGCTCTGATCCGAAAATCAGCCGAGGCCGACGAGAGGGTAGTGGTTAGTCCTAAGCCAATACCACTGACTGAGCCACTGGTCATAAAAGAAGCCGAAGTGGCCCAACTCTGGGATACAGATGTGTTTGATGGTGCGGGTGTTCCGGTCAAGAAGGTATTTGATACCGGTTATCAAGATCTCACCACCCTGCTTCGCTGGATGATAGATAACCCCGGTCATTCATTGACCCAATTACACGACCAGTGGATCGGATTTAGCCCCAAGGCCAAATCAGCTGATAATGAGACCCTTAAACTCGTCAAGGGGAAGCTGGAATCAATACTGGACCAATTGGCCCAGCCTGAGCGGGCAGAGACCGAGGTTGCAGTTCCTGTTTTGCCGCCGCACACCTACGAAACCGATAAGAAAATGGTGCTGGAAACTTTAGCGGATGAAGCCGAGCAATCGTATTTGATTGACAAAGATGGGGCAATGACTGAAATCTCAAAGGGTGACCCTCACATGGGGGCAGACGCCTCAGTCAAACACCCGGATCATCCTGATTTGGTCAAAGAAGGTGCTGACCTGCATTTGGTTCACACTCATCCGATAATTTATGGCGATTTTGTAGGGCCATTATCTCCGGGAGATATTATTCAGCTGAGTAATTATGACGGCATGAGATGGATGTCAGCCCTTTTGCCGGATGGGACTTTGATTACAGCTGAAAAGTTAGTAGATCGAAGTCTGTTTTATTGGAAAGCCAAAGATTTAGCTGGCGATCTTCATATGAAGAAGGTAGACAAGCTCTTGGAGGGCGAACTGGCTGATAAAGCGGCCGGCGATAAGTGGGTGGCTGATCAAATGTGGGAAGCCTTGCGTCAGCTGGATAGGGATGGGTGGATAAAATTATCTATTCAAAAAGGGTATATTGACCTTGAAAAATCAGCCGAGGCCGACGAGCCGACATCACCGGTGCCGGCTGAATTAAAAGACAAGTTGAGTTTCTCTTTATCAGATAAGGTTTATAACGATTTGCTACAGGCAGTTCGGGCCAACCCTGAGATTATCGACACCATGGACATCGACGCTTTATCCGGAGAATGGGGGTTTATTGACCCGAAATACTCGGTCGACTACTACGCGACCGGCTGGGAATTGCAGGAAGTTATGAAAAGCTTGGCCGCGGACGTAGCCGCTCGGCCTCCCTTAACACCCGAACCGACTCCAACACCCGAACCATCGCCCGCCGCAGAAGAACGGGTCGACATAAGCCAATTCCTTTCAGATTCGACCGAACTTACCGAGGCGGAAAAGGGCTCCTTATCTGCGTTGATGAGCCATATCAAAGAGGATCGAATGATGGACATTATAAATGCTATCAGGAGCGGCGTTGCGGTGGAAGCTGTTTGGGAGGGGGATGCGCATTTCGCCTTGGATCCAGCGATAGCTCTTTACCGGGAGCACAGGGATCTGGATGCGACCATCACTAAGTTGGCCATGGAGATAGATAAGTTTCATATTTCCTCATCTTGGGCAAAATTCTTGGCTGAAGAACCGTCTCCCACACCTCCACCAGAGGGAGTCGTAGAACCGCCGGCAGGACGGGAGATAGTCATTACCCATGATCGGATAAGAGGTCTTCCAATAGACTTGGGTGAAAAAGAAAGTCTCGGTGCCTTATTAAGCCATATTGGAGAAGGGCCAATGATAGATATAATTACCCGATTAGAGGGTGGGGAAGCCATAGATTCTGTTTTATCAGCTTATGATGGAGATGGGCTTGTCTCATATCTACGAGCTTTTAAGTTAGATGAGGCTTTAGTACGGGTTGTCTCCAACGAAATGTTCGTTGATGTAGAGGCTGACCCACCGGTTTCAGAACCGCCCCCGCCACCACCGGCAGTTCTCTCGGAACCGTCGGTCCCAGCGAAGCCGGTGGATAATGTTTATCTGGAGGTCCAAAAAGGGCTTGGTTCTAAGGCTCCTTCTGAGAAGCTGTTTAAGGAAATGGTGGAAGCGGCCAAAAAGTCGGGAGGCGATTTAGATATAGATGACATAACCAGCATTTGGGCCAAAACCGATGACGGACATACCAAGCTGGCCAGCTATGAATTTTTCGACTTGGAGGATCTTGTCTTTAAAGCGTCATTTATCCCAGATCCACCACCAGCTTCAGAACCAAGCCCCAAGAAAACAGTTGATGATTTAGATTTCAGCCCGGAATGGGTGGGCGAACTAACAACTATAACCGTTGATGAGCGGGAAGCCATCGAGTATGTTAAAGGCATGTTGTCGGTCGATTTAGCCAGGATGGCTGAATTGGTGTATGACTTTGATAATGGAGTGGGGATAGATGTCGGATCACCGGAATTCAATGAGATAATACTTAATTATCTGGACTCAAATTATGTTTTAGAGGGCGATAGCCGCCGTGAGATCGCCCTGATAGCGGCTAAGGCGGTAGCTAATAACATCGACTATTTCACTGGTGTTGTTCCTGAATTGCCGGCACCCTCTGATGAGGCGGTTGTAGAGGCAGAGCTTAGTTCAAGCCCGTTGCAGAAGTTACAACGCCGATTTGAAGAAGGCATTGATAAGTTAGATACTTATTATTATCAGTTGCCAGAAGATGTCAGAACGAAATATGAAGCCGCGGCTGACAAATTGCGAAGTGAAGAAGTCCCAATCTCGATGAATATCCCCTTGGGGAAAACGCTAGATTTCAATAGGACTGTCTTAGATGCTTTGCTGACAGATGGCCGTTTGAAAAACTTATTTGAAACAGGAACCGGCGAAGGTTCAACTAATCAGAATCAGCGATCTGATTGGGAGAGGAACATTATAGCTTCAATGGCGGGTATGCAGACCTATAAATCAGGCAGTCAGGTCATAAACGGTAAAGGAGCTTTGGGGGTATCAGCGGTTGAAGGTTTATATGACTCTATCCCAATTGAGGATCGACCTGTTTATGGCGCCTTTAACATTGGCAGAATCCCTGACGGAGCGGCTACGCAATATTCGGGCAGATATAATAACTCTTGGCTAGAATTAGAGAATCATGTCAAGGACCGAACTACGATGGTAGCAGGTAATTCATCGGCAGAGCAGTCATCATTCGTGCCGGTCAACCAAGCGGAAAAAGGGTTTGTTTTGGAGGAATGGGATACTTCAAGAGCGATTGATGATATTCAGGCAGGGAAGAAAGAAGGCTACTACCGCTATGTAGAGGCTCAAGTTTGGGGTGGTGTAGATTTGGCTCGGGACGTAAAAGCTGTTCATATTACTATCCCTTATTATGATGCTGATGATGACCCATTTGGGATGGGGCCAGAGCAGTTGAAGGTGGATATGGATAAGTTGCGAGAATTAGGCGAGAAATATGATATTGAAATAATCACCCATCAAGAGGCTAAACCGGGGACAGGTACATACTAATGAAAATTGTAGGCGTAATGATAGGAGGGGACGACCACAAAATTGATTCGGCTGTAATCGAATTTGATGATACTCTAGTCAATTTTTTGGATCGACGCCAAGGGTTTGTTGATGATGGGCAACGCCAACCACAGGCTACCGGACAAGCCAGTTTTATCAAATGGACGTTCACTCAGGTTTGGCCTCCGCGAGAGATCGACAATTTAGACCAATTGAGACAGATAGCAGAACGACCAGTATTAGAAAGCCAGTGGAGTCCGGCCGACTCGCCTGACACTTACGTCAGTTTATAGGATGGCCGACGGGCCTTAAACGAAGATCGACGGATCGAAAACGGAGGAACACCAAATGGCAGAAACAGCAGAAGTTACCACCGAATCAATTGAGGAATCAACTGAATCGGCCACGACTACAGCCAGCCCGTCCGAAGGGACGCAAAACACGGCACAGGATCCAAAACCTGTTTTTACAGATCAACAACAACATTGGATAGATAACCAAATTATCCCTAAGATCATCGCCCAATCCAAGCGACAACAGCAGGCCGACACCAAGGCCAGAGGGTTGGGGAAAGATGAACGGGAAGAGTTAGAACAGTTTCGGCTCCAACGAAGGGAGCAGGCCGAGCAACAAGCCTTGGATGAACAGCGAAAGCTGGAAGAGCAAGGCGAGTACAAAAGGATCATCGAAGAAAAGGATGCCCAAATCCAAAAGGCAATCGCTGATGCCCAACAAGCCTCTGACGGTTTGCAACAGGAACGGGAATCCAATTTTGTCGAGAACCAATTGGGTTCGGCCATCTCCAGAGTCGAAGGCGGGATCATCCCTGAGATGGTGCATATCGCCAAACAGATGCTGAAAAGCGGGGTGCCAATCTTGGCCGATAGCGATACCTATTATGCCATCAAGACCGGCAACGGGACTGATAACGGCAACTTGGAGATCCAAATCCAAGACGGTAACGGAAACCGACCTTTCAATTCTAATGGCGAATACATGTCACTGGAAGAGGCTCTGGCCGGCTTTGTAGCCCGTCATCCTAGTTTCCAACCGGCCAACTTTCGAGGTGGCGGCTCCGGTGCCAGTGGCGGCTCTAATTTGAACACTGTCCAATCCTTACAAAAAGAGCTTGACGACCTCACAGCCCAAGCCCGTAAGTCGGGACGGTCGGGGGATCGACAAGCCATGCTGAAAAAACAGCGTGAACTCAAATCGGCGCAAGCATAATAGCCGATTAAAGGAATAACATTATGGCCTTTTCAGGAAGGGCTACCTATTCAAACGATACCCTGATCGGTGAAGATGTATCTGATCTGGTATCTACTATCTCACCTTTCGAAACTCCGTTACTGGACTTCTTGGGTGATGCCCCGCAATCAGCTACCAATGTCCTCCATGAATGGGTGGAAGATTCACTCAATCCCGGCACTTTATTGGCATCATCGGCCATCGCTTCGGCCACGGCTGATACCGCTTTCCGTGTCAATGGCACCGGCAACAATTTGCAAGTGGGCGATATTCTACGTATGGTCGGCGGCAACGTGATTGCCAACGAAGAATTGATGCAAGTCACAGTGGTGACCGGTGCTAATTCGATTACTGTTAGCCGAGGTTTCGGGAGTGTTGGCCCATCTTCACTAGCAGTCGGCGGTTCTTTGGAACTGGTTAGCAATGCCAGTTTGGAGGGGGCCGATGTTTCGGGCGATATTTCCCTCAACCGTAGCCGTCAATACAATTTCGTGCAACAGTTCCAAAAGCCGATTGAGGTTAGCGACACCCAACGCTCAGTCAACAACTTGGGCGGGATTGACGACGAATACAGTTACCAGCTAGAGCAAAGAACCAAGGAGATCTTGCGTGACTTGGAGAAAGCGGTCATCTTGGGCGCGGCTTCGGGTAACAGCTTCGGTTCATTAACCGCCTATCGGTCAATGAAAGGTATCTGGCGTTCAATCGCTACCAACCAACAAACCACCACCGCCGCTTTGACCGAAACTTTCTTGGGCGATACTATCGTCAAGTCAGCTTGGGATAACGGTGGCGATGATGTTGACCTGATCGTGGCTGATGCGGAATGGAAACGAGCTATTGACGGCTTCATTGACTCTCGCATCCGAGTGACTGATGATGCGGATACCTTCCGCACCGAAGTAACCTACTATGAGTCTAGCTTCGGTCGTCAAGTAGTCTTACCGCCTAACCGTCACATGCCATACAAATCGGCGATGGTCTTGGCCTCGGATCGGATTGAAGTGGTGCCGTTACAAGGCCGCTCATTCCAACACGAATCGCTAGCCAAAACCGGCCATGCTACCAAAGGTGTAGTGGTCGGTGAATACACGGTGGCGGTGATGAACGAATCCGGTCATGCCAGAGGTGTTGACACAGACGCTTAACCCTAACACAATTGCCCATCGCAGGAAATTGTTTATTATGCCTATGCTCGATTTAGCTGATATTGAAGTGCTGAAAAGTTTTATGACCCACAATATCCATCAACCCTTCAACCCCAAATACTTGATCCGGTTTCGGCGGGTGTTACCGGTTTTATTACAAGATTACGAGAAACTGTGCTACGAAAATGATGCTTTGTTAAAAACTAACCGGCTATTGGAAAAGGAACTGGTCAAAGGGCAAGAGGCGGCAGAATGAAATATAATATCGCCTTCTATTGCCAATCAGTACCCTTTTCGGCAGAGACTATCAAGCTGGAGAAATCTTTAGGTGGTAGTGAAACAGCTTTGGTTTATATGGCCAATGCTTTGGCCCAACGAGGCCATCAGGTCACGGTCTTCACTCAATTTCAAAACGAAGATCATCAAGGGCGGTATAACGGGGTCAAATGGGCTGATAGCCAGTATTTCCCTGATATGTGCCACAGTATCGAATGGGATATATTTATCTCCCAACGCTACTATCCAGTGATGGCTAATAATGTCCGGGCCAAGTATCGTGGTTTATGGGTTGAGGATGTGTTGGAAGCTGGTATCAAGGCTGAATATGCCGGCAGTTTATGGCAAACAGATCAGATCCTTTATGTCAGTGATTGGCAACGGAAAAATTACGAATCTATCTTACCTAGTGGCATAGAGAAGCTAGCCTTTGTTACTAAGAACGGCATTGATTTGGATACGGTCGATGACAGTTTGGTGGCTGAAAAAGATCCCAACCAGATGATCTATATTAGCCGGCCAGAACGAGGGTTGTTCCCACTGTTACAAATCTTTCCTCAGATGCGGGAGTTACGGCCTGACCTGAAATTAAAGGTTTGTCGCTACTATTCAATGTACGAGAACAACCCGGACGTGAAGCGGATTTGTGAGCAAGCGGATCGTATGGTAGCTCATACCGAAGGGGTGGAATATTTGGGTAATTTGAACAAAGCCCAATTATATAAACATATCTCCAGATCAGCTTTAATGTTGTATCCGGGTGTACCGACTTTCGATGAAACCTCTTGCATCGCCGCTTTGGAAGCTCAAGCCTGTCGAACCCCAATGGTAGCCACCAACCGTGGAGGATTAGTCGAGACTTTATGGCCGTTTGCTGGTGCTTTGATCGACGGTGATGCTTATAGTGACGGTTACCAGCGCGAATTTATCGCCCAAGCCTTCGATCTGTTGGACGATTCTGCCCGTTACCGTGAAGCCCAAAAAACGGGTCGTGAGTGGGTAGTTGACAATTATCAATATCACACTATTGCTGAGGAATGGGAACAGAATTTCGATCAGTTCTTTAAAACTCGATTTGAAACCTATACCCCTCAAATATTTGACAACCTGTTACATCACGACGATTTTGTTACCGCTTACCATATGCAAGAGGAAGACGGTATTAGCCAAGAGCAACGTGACCGCTTGGATTCCCAACTCAACCAAACCCATACTGAACAGCAATACGAAGATGGGACAGAAGATCCAGCTGTTGAATTCTCCTTTTTTGAAACTGGCTATCATGGCCGATTAGAAACGGTCTTGCAATTGATCGACCCCAAAAAAAGCCAAATGGAGCCAGCTAACATCATGGATTATGGCTGTGGCGGAGGTGTCTTTGCCAGTGCCTTGCAACGAATGTTCCCTTCGGCCCAAGTTTTGGGTATAGATTTCAGTCAAGGTGTTGTGGACAAGGGCAACCAATTCATAGCCGACCAGAAATGGGAGCAACGGAAACCGCATCTGCACCAAGCTGATTTGATGGATGCATCCAGCTTGCAAGAGATCAAGGTTGAGGGTGATGTCCGGTTCTCTTTAGAGGGCCAGAAATATGATTTGATCTTTTGTGGCGAATTATTGGAACACTATGCTGAACCAATGGAACTGGTTTTGACCTTGGAAGACTTGCTAACCGATGATGGTTGGCTGGTGTGGACAGTCCCCAACGGCCCATTCGTAGAGATGGCCACCAATGACAGGGAGCGGAACCAACGGACGCACCGAATCCATTGGGAATACAACACGGTGGAAGAAGTCTTTAGCCAGAAGGACGGGTATCAGGCCCGTTATATCTGCATCAATAATTCCACCGGATGTCGGGGCTTGGAAAAGGGCCATTATGTCTTCCGCCACCAAAAGGGCGGTCAATACGGCGAGATAGATTTCGACAAGAAAGCCAAGCTGACTCGACCTTACCAAAAGATTAGTGTTTGCATGATTGCCCAGAACAACGAACAGGATATAGGCCGTTGTTTGGATTCGGTCAAAGGGGTAGCTGACGAGATTATTTTGGCCCACAATCAATCAACCGACAAGACGGTGGAGATCGCCAAACAGTATGGGGCTAAGATCATCGAATTGCCAGAAAAATGGCCAGCCGCTCCGGATTGGGCACCTAATCCGGGCAACTTTTCGTGGATGCGGAACGAGTCGGTTGATCCGGCCAACGGTGATTGGATTCTGTGGATTGATACTGACGAAGAATTGCGTAACGGTGATCTGTTGGGCAAGTATCTACAGACCCGACTTTATGACGGATATGTCTTGCGTCAGGTTCATTTGATGGTTGACGCTGACCAAAGGCATGATACCCCGGTTAGGCTGTACCGTAACGGGGCCGGGTTCAAGTTTTATGGTTGCATCCATGAACATGCCCATCGGAGTCTAAACGAACCGATAGAACCGTCATTTGAGTTGCCATCGACCGACATCATCCATTATGGCTATGTGACGGAAGATGTGCGCCAAATCAAGTGTAAAGAACGGAATATCGGACTGTTAAAACTGGATCGAGCTGTGCATCCTGATAGGTTGTTAGGTTGGGTCTTGTTAGCACGGGAATATATTAATATGGTGGGCTGGGAACGGCAAGAAACCCCGGACCAACCTTTAAGCCAGACTTCCGAACGACGGTTGCGGGAAGTGTTACGCATTTTCCACGATGAAGATCTTAATTTGGCTGATCCAGAGGGCCGTTATTACAAACTGATATTCCCTATTTATCAGGTGGCTTTGAAACTGTTACAAGTAGGGTTCGGGGCCAAAATAGATGTTCAGATAACGGATAACGGTCAAGATATGCGCTTCTTGGATCAGGACGATTTGGAGAAGCATTTACAGTTCCAAATTAAGGACTTGGAGAAACAAGTCTTCACCTTGACCAGAGATAAAACCTATTTAACTCAAGTGGAGGGCTAAATTATGGCTGTCAGAGCAACGATGGCTGACTTGATAACTTATACTCGCTATCTGGTAACGGATGAGGCTTCAGCCACTTTCACTGATCAGAAAGTGCAGGATGTATTGGATCAGCATCGGACCCATTTTGACTATATCTTGCTGGATCGTGATAGCGATTACCGGTATTACTATAGCCGAGGATGGCGGGGCGATGATGTGTCATTGAATCGGATTCCGCGCAGTAATTATCCGATCCAAGTGCCGGATTTTAGCCTTTATACCAAGGTCGGTTTCTTTGAGACTGATTACACGTTACGGGATGGTAGGACTGAAGACAATACTAGCCACACGGCCGATGATGCCAACCTATTCGACGGCACTTATACCTTCAGCACCACGCCAGATACTGACCTCTATTTCTTCGGCAAAGGTTATAACGTTTGGAGAGCGGCGGGCGATCTGTTGAGTTGGACACCCGACTTTGGCCGTTTGCCTCTGGATAGCAACAGTCGAGGAAGTGTCAATGAGAGTTATGCTTGGAAAGATAAAATCGAGCAATACTACAATCGGGGCATGGGCCTCAATAAACGGGTGCCAAAACTATATCGAGCATGAAAGACTTTAATAGTATGCGGATTATCTGTTACTTGTCCGGGCAGATCTCGGACCAGAAATGGCAAGAGATGTTGAACCAAAACGAGGAACTCCAACGCCGATGGTCATTGTTGGAACGGGAAGAAGTGGGTGACATGATGCGGATGGGCGATCAGATGAGGGCGGTTTGTCAGGTAGCGGCAAAATGAATCTGTTCATTAATACCACCGATATTTCGACCGTTACCATCCAACAGGAAACGGCTACTCAAGATGCCAGCTTCAATTATGTGACGGGCAGTCCGACAGCTTTACAGGCCGATGCTCAGGTAGATTTGCAACCGACGGTGGCTTCTATGTCGGACAATGCGACAGGTTCCGCCTACAGGTCGACTCACACTATGTACAGCCAAAGATATGCTAATGTTCTGTCGGCCTATCCGTCAGGCGGAGTGGTAGTGGTTTTGGGTAGCACCACCTTTGATGTATTGGGAATTGAGGATTGGGCCAGCCATATGGAGACCTCTCTACAGGAGCGGATGTAATATGCCTCTCAAATGCAATTACAAAATCAAGAAACGTCCCGGCCGAAAACCGAAGCCGCGTCGCAAACAACGCAAGCAAGGCAAATATCGTTCATTCTCCCGTCAAGGCTAAATGATGTTGCAAGCCAAACAGAACGTGGAAAAGTTCGTGGCCCGTCAGCTGGATCGGGTAATCGACAAGATTGAGACTAAAGGCGAGGCTTTCTTGGATTATTTGGGACGGCAGAGCGTCAATAATAGCCGTGACGGTAATCGGCCCGGTGCTTGGATAGATCGCTCCGGTAATTTGAGGGCCAGTATCGAGCATAGGTTATTTGAGGGTTCGGCCGGGCCATATGCCAAGATATTCGCGGTGATGGAATATGCTGTCCATGTCCATTTCCGTGACGGTTATCGAGTCTTGGTCAAACCCACTAAAGCCGAAGCCAAAAAAGCTATGCGGGAATTCAAGTTGTAAGGAGGTGTAATGGGTGCGGTAACAACTGACAATTATCTGATCGGATTAGCCACCTTGGTTAATGTTTCCGGTGTGACATCGTTACTCAACGGTGGGATCACCAAAGGGCCAAAACGACCGGATGGTGTCAGCTATCCCAGCGTCAATGTTCTGGCCTCTATTAATGATGTGGGCATGGATTCCACTATCCAGAATTATGACGGCTGGTTTAATGTGTTCGTGGCTTCGGAGGATAACGGTTCGGCTGATGTGGCCACCCTGTCTTCAATAGAAAGCCAGATCATAACAGCGGCCAATGTGGAGAGGTGGACACAAGGCACCACCGTTTGCAAATCACAATTCTTTCTCGGCACTCTCGGCCCGTTATGGGATGCTTTAGAGGCCGATGTTCATTATTTGACAGTTAGGTTCCGGTCTTATATTAGTTTATGAAAGTTACATTTGTTAGGTTTCTCAGGCCGTTTTGTAAACTTTCTGACGGTATATATATTTTTAATTTGGAAAATATTTTTCCAGCCAAAAACTTTTGAAAGTGGGAAAATAACATAACAAACATAACATGGGAGGTTAAATGTCGCACCTAGAACTAGATATTGGTGCCATCCAGTATCCGCAGGTCAATGGGAGCATTATCAGGTTAGAAGATACGGCTACGGTTGATATTAGCGGTCATTATTCGGTGGCTGGTGCCACAGATGCCGAACGGCAAGAGAATTTGGAGATCGAGATGTTCAAGCGGGGCAAGGTGGCTTTAGTTGATTACGACCGCCAAAAACAGATCGACGACCATAACAAAGAGATCCAAGAATCGGTCAAGGATCTGGAAGGTGGCAAGGTTAATCAACCCACCGCACCAACGGCTCCGACCTTAACGGTTCAAGCCAGTGATGGCAAGCTGAAAGTTTCGGGGGTAGCTGATTCGGCTACGACTCGATTAGTGGTTTCTATTACCGGTAGTGGAGATCCTAGTACCACCACCGATGAGGATGGCAACGAAGTTGATAATACTGTTCGGGTTGATTTCCAAGAAACAATCACCACCGGCTTGCCGGATTATGCAGTAGAAATAGTTGAACCAACCATAACCGTAGCTGTCAAGGTGACGGCTTATAACAAAATCGACGATCAAGCGGTGGCTGAATCTTCATGGTCTCCACCAGCTTCAGAATAAAGGAGAAAAATTATGGCTATAACAACTGCCAATATCCTATTGGGATCAGGCACCTTTTCATGGTACGGCCTCAATATAACGGATACGCCCACAACCGGTTGGCATGATGTAGGCGGATTTCGTGACGGGGTGACAATGGCTTTTGAAGAAGACCAAGTTTTGGTGGAAGGCCAAGCAGGTGGGGCTGTTAAAGCCTTACGAGGTAGGATGGGAATTACCGTCACCACTAACCTATTAGAATCTACACTAGACAGCTTGATGGTCTCCCTATACGGTTCTGGCACCAACACCGATGTGGTTACCGCCAATACCTCTATTGAGTTCTTAGTGGCCGATCCAGTGCCAGTGCCGATCAAATTTGTGGCCGCGTCGGCTTTGGCGGCAGACGGGTTGGTGACCTATAACTTCTCGTCGGCGGTTCCGCAATTAGGACAAGATGTTTCCTATACCAAGGACGCTGAAACCATTTTTCCTGTCACTTTCACTTGCCTGGCGATAGCCAGTGGAGCTAATTGGGGATTTGGCAAGGTTACAGACACCTAGATATGAGTGAAGATCGTCTCAATTTCCTGACAGTCAAGGTGGAAGAACTTGAGAATCAGGTCAAGAACCTTAAAGAAGGCGGTGTCGGCGATCAAGCCGAAGAACTGCGTAAGGTTATGGCTGATATTCCCGAGGTTTTCACCGTCCATCGCCGTGACGGAAACGGAGAGATGGAGAAGATCGAACTCAGTTTGCATTATCCCTCATTTTATAAACTGGAGCTAATCTCGACCGAGGTTCAAGCTCTATTAGAATCGGTGCAAGGTGACGAGGATTTGATGGCTGAAACGGCTATCCCTCGTTTCATCATGCGCCTATTGGGTAAACAAGATCTGCGGGACCGGATCTACAAGGTTTTACAAATAGCTTTGGATCCGTTCCCCGATCCTGACCCGTCCAAATTAGAGGTGGAGATGGAGGTGATTAAACTGCTAAATCCAGCCGAAGTCATCGACGCCTTAGTCAAGGGCTCAACCCCTTTTTTCATTCAAATCTTTCAGATCCTCAACCTAAGCAAGCCAGCCTGATCCCGCCTTGGATGGGTTATGCCAGCTTAGAAATGAATATGGCTAGAGGGTTGCATATACCGCCCGGTACCATCTACCGCAAAATGCCGTATTTGAAACTGCTCCTCTATTTGCATATTCTGGATTTGGAAGAACAAGAACGAAAGATCGACGAAGTTAGATCCAAGCACCAAGAGATGTCCCGTAAAGCGCCGGAAAATTTCCGACGAGGCAAAATATAATGGCTGATACCACCAACATCGGCAACATCGAATTTGATCTTAACCTAGACACTAAAGGTCTGCAACGAGGGGCCAAGAAAGCCGAATCAATAATGAGCCGGCTGGATCAACATTTCCATCGCCTCGCCAGCCTCAACGAAGCCTCTGATCTATTCCAGAGGACTGGCAAGGCGGTATTCGATTTTGGGCGGCAATTTATTGATGCGGCGGCTCAGATCGAACGGTTCCGAGCCGGGTTGACTTCGGTAACTGGTAGTGCGGCGGAAGCTGACCGTCAACTTAAACGGTTACGGGAAGTGGCTAAACTGCCGGGCTTAGGGTTCCCGGAAGCGGTGGAGGGTTCAACCAACTTGCAAGCGGCCGGCTTTTCGGCTGGCCAAGCCGAAGAATCGTTACGGGCCTTTGGTAACGCTTTGGCCTCGGTGGGTAAAGGGAAAGCGGAACTCGACGGAGTGATTCTGGCTCTCAGCCAGATGGCGGCTAAAGGGAAGCTATCAGCCGAGGAGATTAATCAGATCGCCGAACGGGTACCACAGATCCGTCAGGTAATGAAGGATGCCTTCGGTACCGCTATTCCCAAAGACATCGAAGCGATGGGCATCTCGATTGAGGACTTTGTTTCTGGTGTCAATAAATCCCTGCTAAAGATCCCACCGGTGGCTCAAACGGCCAGCAACGCTTTCGAGAATTTCGGTGATACCCTCAACCAGTTACGAACCACTATCGGCAACATGGCTTTGCCGGCAGTGACGAGGCAGACCGGGGCTTGGAGCGATAGGATCTCTCAACTGAACGAGATGTTGATGCCAGCCAACGAACGGCTGGAAGCGATGGGTAGCCGTATCTCCACCATGACCACCAACTTCAAGGCTCAAAACACTGAAACGGAAACCTTGATCACTCGATATGGCGAGATCCAGACCGCTTTAGCTGATGCCAATATTGATACTGAGGAGTCCGAACGGTTACACGGCGAGTTGCTGGAAGTGGTCAAATCCTTGAAGGAACAACTGCCCGGCTTGGTCGGGTTATGGGGTGATGAGGGCGGTTCAATTGAGGAGGCTAACGGTGCTTTAGCCCGTCGGTTGGAACTACAAAAACGGCTGGTCAGGGACCAGTTTACGGCCGAATTAAAGAAATCGGCCCGAGCCTTTAAGATGCAATCCTTGTCGATTGGACGTGCAGAAGAGCGTATTGATGCCTACCGGAAGGCAATCAATACTTTCTCCCAACAGTTAGGCGGGAAAAAGCTGGCCGGCTTCACCTTTGAGGATTTCGAGGAGGATCCCAAGGCCCGGAGACGGTTCGAGGAGGCATTGGAGCGTTGGAAAGGAGATACAACGCTAGCCAGTCAAACCCTTAAAGAATTGAGGAAAGGTCAAAAGCTCGGCCTGACGGTCGGTGATTTATTGGGCGGTAATATCCAAGAGGAAGAAGGCAAGATCCAAGCCACCCGTGATAGCATGGCCCAATTGAGTTTGGCTTTGGAGAATTTGATCCGGGTTAGTGGTGATGTTGAAGTCGGTCGTTTCGAGCGGTTGATTTCGACTTTCGATGAGGCCAAAACAGATAGCCAACTAGCTGGCTGGAACCGAGAGCTCGAAACCTTAGCCACCAATTTGGGCTTGAATAAAAAGGTGCTGGCCGATTTTATCCGATTAGCCAGCGAATTACCTGAGCCTAAAGCCCCTGTGGTTAAGCCCAAAGGCAAAAGCGAAGCCGAACTAGCTTTAGAGGCTAAAGACCGAGCGGCCAAACAAAAGAAGGCGGATGAGGATGCCACCAAAGCTAGGGAAGAAGCTAAAGCCCGTCAGATGCAAGGCGAAGCTGACCGTCGAGCGGAACAAGAGATGTTGCGGAAGTTGGCGGTCAAATTAGAGAAAGAGATTGAGGCGGAGAAGGTAGAGGAAGCCAAAAAGACACAAGCAGAGCTTGAGAAGCTCAAAGCCAAACAAGAACGGGATGCTAAGAGAGAAGCTAAAGCGGCAGATGAGGCACGGGAGGCATACAATAAATACTGGAAAGATAAACGTGTGGCCATGCAAGCTGAAATCGAGCTGTCTAATGCCTTGCAATTAGCTCGCAATAAAACCCATGAGGAAGGAATAGCATCTAAACAAATTGATTTCAGGGAATCTGAAGCTGAAATATCAGCAATGGAACGCCGACAAAAAGAGGCTGATGATAGGATAGCCGCTAATGCTCGTAAAGGCCGTGAGGCAGAAGCCCATTTTGAACAAGAGTCTTTGCGTGACGGCCAACGGGCATTTGAAGAGGCGGCACAAAGACGGCACGATCAGATGTTGGGCTGGATATATGATATTTCCCAAGTGTCAGATGCCTTTGCCGATTTAGGGGCCAGCCTTGGTGTTGGTAGCGAATTGCAACAAAACTTGAATGACATATCTGAAGCTATGCACGGATTCGCCCGATTGGCATCGGGGGATATGGTCGGAGGGTTTATCACCATCGGGAATGTCGTTTTTGACATGCTGGGCGGATTTAAGAAACTTAAACTGGATGAGATTAAAAAGCAGGCTTTTTCTTTATGGGACATGATCTCTACGGGAATGATGGAATCACCTTTTTCCGAGATTAGGGAAGAAGCTGAAGGTTTAACAAAAGCCTTAAAAGAATTGTCGCAAGGTCGCATCCTTGGCTTTGACGAAGAAAAAGTTGACCCAAAGATTTTGGCTCAACACTTAGAGTCATACATAAAAGAGTTCGACGGATTAGAGCAAGAGTTTACCAACAGGCAAGAGCAAATCCGAGGTCAAGCCCAAGGCTTAGGCGAAGCCGTATTAGATGGGATCCGGGCCGGGTTTTCGGGGGTGAATTTGGCAGGGACTGAAGAAGCGATCGTCACCTCAATTGACAAGATGCTCTTGGATTCTATCTTGCAAGCCAGCTTGATGAATGAGCAAATCCAACCATCAATGGACAAGTTGGCCGTGAAAACAGTACAAGCCTTCAGGGATGGGTTCTTGACTCAAGCCGAAGCTGAAGGCTTGTCTTCTTTGCGGGATGACATCGCCCGGTCATCCAAGTATGCTTTGGAGCAAGCGAGAGGGCAAGCCAATGCGTTAGGGATAGATGCCGAGAAAATCTTCCCCTCAAAAGCGGGGCCGGAAGAAGACCGAAAAACACCCGGCCTATCAGTGGCTATTCGCAATATTACCACCCGACAAGCCGATACCTTGACCCGTGTCCTCCGTGGCCAAATGTCGTTACTATCTCAAGTAGCGGGTAACACCTTACGTTCAGCAATGGCTCTCGAAACATACTTACCGTCCGTGTCGAATACTTTGGAACAGAACCAAGGCCGACCAGCGGCCGAACAGGTTACCAGCTTTAACAGGCAATCAAATTTGATAGATTCATATTTCCAACAACAGGCGGCAATGGGCGGAGCCTGATCATTGATAGGAGTTCATAATGGCTAATCAGCTAGTAAAGATCAACGGCAGAAATTTATATGACGGGCTTGGCACGGGGGCGAATTTCGAGACCTTGTCCATCTCCGGCCGGGGCTTGGCCCCAACCAGAGACCGACAACTCCAATTCCCGGGCGATGTTGGAGCTAGGGATTACGGTAGCTTGCCTGATGTGAGGAGGATCACAATTAGCGGCATCTTGCACGCCAATACCATCAACCAATTCACCTCGGCCTTGGATGAGTTAAAAATGGTTTGCCGTTCCCGTTTGAAAGTGGACGAAATCTTGTATGGTGAAGTCGAGGCTCAGACCTTATGGTTTGCCGACGAGAGCGTGATTCAAACCGGTAATATCGCGGCGGCCAGCGGAGGCGGTTATATTTCAGCCACAACGGCCGACCTCGATGCCGGGTCAAGCGACAACGACCATTACAATGGGATGCAGATCGAGATCACCGGCGGTGCTGGAGCCGGTCAGGTGCAGGATATTGTCGATTATCTGGGCGCTTTTAAGGTGGTCACAATCGGGAAGGCTTGGTCTACCAATCCAGACGGCACCTCCACCTTTTGGATACTGGACAATCGGTATCATCTGATCAACTATTCCGGCACCATGAACGAGGAACGGTTGACCCGTCAGTGGTTCGCTCATGGATTTGCCAACATCACTTTACCCTTCAAAGCGGTGTATCCTTTCGCGGTTAGTGATGTCAAGAATACCGAGTTCACGCCTAACTCCACCAACGGCTATTTCAAGAGTATCAATACCGGCACAGCCCCAACTTACCCTGTTTACCGTATCAAAGGCGAGGCTAATACCCCCACCATTGTCGAAGCTACCCATTCGCTAGTTTGGAACGCCAACGACAATAACGCCACCAATATCTTGGGCGAATCGGTATCAGCCACCGTCTCAGCGGCCGGCTTCTACGGCCAGACCGGCAAGCTGAACCAAGCGATTGCTTTTGATACCAATCAGGACAAAACGCAAGGGGATGTCGTCAGTATTACTAATGTTGGCGTTAGGCCATCATTGGGGATTGGGGTGGGAGCAAATTACAATCAGGGGACAGTGGGGTTTTGGGCCAAGAAATCAGGCGATTGGTTCGACCCTGCGGTGGAGCTTGATTATCAATATATTTTGAAATCCTATAGTTCCTCAGATGGGCTAATCTTATTCGTTAATAAGGCGTGGGGCAGTAACCGCATTGTCCTCCAAGTCAACGATCAAGTCTGTGAGGTTAGCCCGACCTTAACAGCAGGTGACTGGTTCTATTTCATTTTTCGATGGGATACTAGACGGACGGGGTTTTCAACATCTTCTGCCTCGTCCTATATTTTGGGCGAGATTTACAACACGGCCGGGGCTCTGGTTGCCAATGCTTCTGTCACTACTGACCCGTCTGAAGCTGACGGTGTAAACTCCCCGATCACGTTAGGCAACGACGGTGCCGGCTCTAGTTTTTTCGATGGCCTAATCGACGATCTGGCCATCTGGGATCGGCCCCTCACCGATACCGAGCGCAACACCCTTGTCAACTCCGGCACAGGAGTCCGAGCCGATACCGTAGCCTCCAGCGAGTTGGTGTATTATTCGGACTTCGACCAAACCGTCGGCACCGTATTTGATGACGAGACAATCGCCTCCTCCAACATGGACACGGCGCAGGTTTCAGTCACCAGCGATACGGCGGCTACGGTGGGCGGATATGGTGACAAGATTTTCTCGGCCAGTGATCGGTTTGTTCTCTACGATGAAACGGGCTACAAGGTGCAAAGCACAGTAGCAACCTCGGCTGATACGAGCATCACCTATGCCACCCTAACAGACGCCGATAAAGTCGGGGTTTATGGCACCCTCAACGGGGCGCAATGGTATCAAAATGCTACCAACACTGTGGCTAACCCGACCACCAAGATCTATTCAGTATCGGCTTGGGTTAAAACGACTTATACTACGGGTGACCAAGTCGTTATTTACAAACAGTCAGCCACTGCCGGGGTCGCTGTTGAGATCAACACGTCTGGATTTCTGGTTGGATATTTAAGGGAGAGTAGCACCAACTATATTGCTACTGCAAACACGCTGGCTGTCAATGACGGGAAGTGGCACCATATAGCCTATACTAGCGACGGGACGACTCAACAGTTGTATGTTGACGGGGTTGAGTGCGGTTATTCCGCCCAAGCATCAGTCGCAGGGGTGACTTCTGCCTCCAATACTGGCACCCCAAATATTGGCCGAAACGGCAACACCGGCAGTGGGTTGCTAAATGGGTCGATCCGCGATGTTGCTGTTTGGGTGAATACAGGCCTAACTAGCGCCAACGTCTTGACCTTAGCCACTAATCCGGTGTCCGGTGTTGGATCGGTTGCCGGCGCGGCGGTACATTGGAAAATGGTTGACGCCGCTAGCGCCACGACTTTAGATGACGCAATTGGCACCAGTGACCTTGCTTTTAACGGCGGCACGACTACCAACTATGGCACCCATTCCCGCACCCAACTGGCCTACATCAGCAGAAACCTGATCGCCGATGGGGGCATGGAAAATGGCGGGATTGGGGGGCGGGTTAGCGTGCTGGATACCTGTGTATACTCCAAAACGACAGCCGCTATTAAGGATGCTCAGTCCTTCCACGTCCACTGCCCCACCGGATTCGGCACTGATAGGTGGAATAGCTCGTCGATGTCCGTAGCCGATGGCGAGGATTATGTAGCTCGGATGTGGGTTAAACGGACGGGAACATCGCCCCTACAAATGTTCGGGCAAACTTTCGAGGGGGGCACTCTCCGGACTGAGTTGCAATTGAATGTGTCCGGGGCTATTGGCACAGATTGGACTTTTATCGAATCTAGTTACCAAATTGATAAAGGTGGAGGAAGTGTAGGAGATAATTTTAAGATCCAAAGCTATGGCGCTAACACGGCCGCCGACAACTTCGACATCGACGACATAAAACTCCTGCCCAACTTGGTGGATAACGGCGGTTGTGAAGGAGCAGTTCAAGGCTTGGACCCATATTATCCGTTAAATTGGGGGCTTCAGGGGTCGCCGGCCGCGGGCACGATTGCGGTCAATGCGACAGCCGCCCACAGCGGATCTTTGGGCGTTCAATTTATAGCATGTGCACCCTCGACCGGCGTGAAGTTTTGGGGGGCGAGTTTAATAGTTGGGCAAACTTATGAATACAGCCTTTGGGTCAACATCTCGTCAGGCTCAATAAGGCTTCAAGACGGCTGGTTGAACTTCCCCCTGAGCTATGTAGGCACGACCAGCGGGTGGGAGAGAAAATCCTTCTTTTTTACTGCTTCCGCTGTGGGCTTCGCTCCTATTATAGATTGCCAGCTAACCACGTCGGGATACATCGACGACGTGTCCCTAGTCCACCGCCCCGACCTGTCCGCCTCCTTCAACAACATGACCAACGGCTACCGCTTCGAGCCGACGAGGCTGACGCGGGGGTATAAAACGGGCTACAACGAGCTGGGGTATTTTGTCGGCCAAGTTTTCAACCTTGACGAATTTTGCGTCAGGGCTGTTTTCCGCCCACAATTTCCGTCAACCACCGGCTCAGATGAGTATCTGGTAGGGGCCTACGAGGTTCTTAATAGTCGCTTGTCAATCTTTTATCAAAGTAGTTCAGATAAATTCGTGTTTGAAAGTTACGACTCGACCTCGGGGACACGAACGTCAACTACACCGGCGATGAATTTCAATCAAGACGAGGAGCTAGAACTAGGATGGGCCTTCGACTCGTCTGGGTCAAGGGTTTATGTCAACGGCTCAGGGGCGGGGGCAACTAATAACGGCGTGGGGACACCACTGACCAACGATATGTCTGTTGTTGCCTTTGGTAGTGATTATTATTCAAATCACACGGGCAACTACATCATCGACGACCTCGAAATCCTGGCCAAATCGCAACCCGCCGAATGGTTCGCCGAAAAACACGCCAAACGGAACGCGGCCAAGTTTGAGAACCTGAAAGCGGTTTACGCTTCCACCTTGGATGCGGGAGACATCTTGACCTTAGACTCCAACACCACCAAGGTAATCGCTAGGGCCAAACTGTGGGACGCTTCGGCCAGCACTGATACTGATGCCCTGACCAATATGACCATCAACCAGAGCAAGATGCCGATCTTGTCACCTACCAAGTCGATGTTGTATTTTCCTAATTCGATACCCTCTGGTGTTGAGATTTATTACCGCAATAACTTCCAATAGGCCGATCAATGCTTGAGAGTTACCGCCTAGAAGTTTGGAACGGCAAAACTGAAACCGTTGGGGGGACGGAATACCCTCCTAACGGCCTCAGAATGGCTTTTCTGGACAGTATTGACTTTAATAGTGTTCAAGTGTCGGAGGACTTGGTCGGAGGCCACAGGATCGAATTTCGGGCGGCTTACGACGATCCGGCCTTGGAGCATGTGACCGCCTTCAATTATTTGCGGTTGGTGGATTTACGGACCGATGTTTTGGAGACCACCATCACGGCCATAAATTCCTCTACTGGCGTAGTGCTGGATGCTACCACCGGCCCGGCTTTCCTGACCAATTTAGCTATAGATGATGTGGTGACTGTTAATTTAGCTGACACGGTATACCGTAGCACGGTCAACAGCATTGATGCCGCCAATGTCAGTATCCGTCAATGGTCACGCGGTGAGGCTGGCACTACCCAAGTCAAGACAGCGGCCGACCATGCTGGCCGTACCATCCAAAGAACCGATTATCGGCTCTATCGGATCAAGCAGGTCGAATACCAACGTGACCAGCAAGGCATTTTATCGGCCCGGATCCAAGCTGACCATTTCAGCTACGACATGGCCAACCTGCCTTTTATTGTTAGCGGTCGAGCGGATATAGCCTATTCTCAAAACCAGTTAGGAGCTTCACGCCCGTCTTGGGAACAAGACCCCACCAGTTTATTAGGGGATATTTTAAGCCCTTTCAGCAACAGTTTCGCCGCCGGCCGGGTCGATTTTTCTGACACTAGCAACAAGGAGGCCGTTTTTAGGTCGGATTCGTGTCTACGAGCCGCCCGTAGTTTGGCCCCCATTTGGGAAGGTGACCTGTCTATCAATGAAGATGGGCTAGCCGATCTCCTCTATTTCAAAGGCAGACACTCCGGCATGAGTGTGATTTATGGCCGGAATCTGGAATCTTTGAGCAAGCACCAAGACGCTTCAGAATTAGCCACCGAGATTTATCCGGTTGGCGCATCTTCCGCCTGGGAAGATACCTATACCGGCCTCGTCCAAGATTTCCATACCGCCACTTACAGCACGGGCCGTCAAACCTCGCGCCAGATGTTACGGATCGCCAATAATTGGGCCGGCGGTGATAGGAAGTTTCGGGTCGGTGATGTGATAGCTGTTTACAATGATGTCTGGGCTACTGGTGTGGTTTCCCAAAGTTCGGACAGGTTGACCTTGACCTTGGATGCTACCAAGGGGCCGGGGTTAGCTACCGTCACCACTTATGCCGGCCTGAAAGCCAGTGCCTATCGGGGTGGGATCGCCTTTATTTATTCAGGTACTGAAGCTGGCCAGATCAGGAATATTGTTGATAATGGCGGCTTGACGGTGACTTTAGACCAAGCCTTCGGTGGAGATCCGACTGGCGGCGAAATTTGGCTGATCCGTAACCCAGAGATAACCGAGGTCTTGGGGTTCAATTACCTGACCGGCACCGCCACCTCTGGCACGTCCAACACCTTGACCGATAGTGGAGCCTCATTCGGTGATTATACCAGCACTGGTTGGATCGAGATTGCTAGCGGGACCGGATTGGGCCAAGTTCGGGCCGTCTATAATAATACCTCCACCGTGATCACGGTGGCTTCGGATTGGGATACCACCCCTGACAGTTCGAGTGTCTATATGCTCTGGAACAACCATCTAGCGACTGGAACTGGCAGTTATTTTATGCAGGTCGGAAAGTTGAAGCGACAACCTTCTAGCGCCTCCTACGAGACGGGCGGTAGTACCGTCGGCCAATATGGGGCCGGAGGGGTCAGCATGATGGTTAAGGTCGATACTGAGGAACCATTAACGGTCGGCAAATCGTTCAACTACCGGTCATCATTACAGTATTATCATCGGGGCGGAACCAATGCCCATACTGTCAGCTTGGTGGATGCGTCAGAGAGTAGCAAATTCACCCATGTTGGCCGGGTCAGGATCAGTGAGTATCTACCGACCCTGACGGCAGGAGACCCAGCCATCGGCATCCCGGTTAAACAGGTTCTGGAGACCCGGATCACCTCTATCAGCAATAATTATTTGATCCTTCCGCCTTCTCCTATCAGTGAGCCAACTACTGGTGATCCGACCACCTTTGCCAGTGTGGAGGCGGTGACGTTCAAAGACCAAACGGCTAGCGACAATTATGGGCAAGTCAGCCGGTTCGTGTCGGACGAACAGATCCATCGGCCTGACGATCTAGCCAATAAAGCCCTGAAGACCTTAGCCAAATCGTCGATTCCCAAGACCCGCTATTCGGTCAAGTTTGGCGAGTTATACGAGATCGACCCCATCCTTTATGATACCGAGAAAGCTAATGTCGGTGATCTATTCGATGTCTATGACGAGTCGGCCACCGCCGCCACTTACCAAGACAACCTGATCGACCCTAATGAGTTTCAAATCGTTATCCCGGCCACGGCCAAATTGGCTCATGCAACTGATTTCACCGTAATCTACAATATCGCCGGCGGTACCATTTCCTTGATTGAGAACCAATATCGAGGGGCCAAGCTCGGCTTCGGGCGTAGCACCATCACCTTGATAGATGAATTTATGAAATTCTATGCGGTTGTAGCTAACACTGATTCCCAAATCGTAATTGAAAGGATGGACGAAACGGTCGATGCTTGGGCATTTGAGCCAGCCAACATGAGTTCAACGCCGTACGGAGGCGGGATTCGCAACAGCTTGCGAATTATCGAGAAAAGTTGGAACCCGTTCGATCCGCGCCAAATGACAGTCGAGGTTTCTAATGCCGAGGATATGATGGCCTCATTGCCTCAACTGCAACTGAAGCAAGATCTGGCCGGCAAGAAAACCCAAACTGGAACCAATAACGCTAATATCCAAGCCAACATTCCGGTCTGTATGCACTGGTCAAGTGAAAAACGGAGGTGCGTTCGGTCGGCCCCGCCCAACTGGTTCTGCAATTCCATGTATGCTAATAAAGACGGCAAGTTGACCGATGAATTGAAACCGATCACCAAAGCCATGTGCAAGGGGTTCCAGACACCGGTTGATCGTGACCTCCCTACCGTTACCAAGACCATGATTACCACTATTTCAAGTCTGGCTTATGATGCCTCTGCTACCAATCCGTCATCGTTTACTACCATTTCAGTTGATTTGCCGGTAATTGTGAGAGATGCTAGTCAGGTCAAAGTGACCCCAATAGGTATGACCAAAGATGCGGATACTGGGAGCGAGGTACAGAAACCGCCCCGCAAATTAAAATACAAAATCGAACTTGACGGACTTAACGACCTGAAACCTTACGACCCGGTCAAAGGTACAGGTATCGTTTTGGATGGTTGGCAAATGGATGGAAACGATCCAGACCATGAAGGCACCTATGAGATCAGCCTGACAGGTTCGGATGCTTCATATTATTACGACCAATTTATGGCTTCGCAATAATGGCTAATAACGTCCCAAAAACCGAACTGGATTATGCCAACTCGGTCAACCACGAACTGCTGGAGTTGATCCTATATCGCCAGAAAAGGAAATATGCTTTGAGTGCATCCTTGTTGGCGGTTCTGTTGGCCTTGATCATGGGCTTGCTGGTGATGGCGGCTGGGAAATATGAGATCGACGCGGGGGTGGAGACCCTTTTGACGATCACCGTCACCGCCGTGGCCACAAGCATGTCCAAGCTGACCGATTTCTGGTTTAACAACCAAAGTGACGATGCCCAATTGGTGAAAGAGGCCACCAGCTTCAGCCTTGGGTTAAACGGCCCCAGCAAGGGGGAAGGGAACGAAGGAGATGAGACTGAAACTGGTTAAGAATTCGGATCATGTGTTTGGGGAGCTTGACCGATATTGGCATGCCAAGGTGGAAGTGGCTGGCGAGGTTATGCAAGATATTTTGCTGACTGAATCACAAATCAAGGATGCCATCAAGAGAGCCAAACGGAAAGACGAACTGCTCAACGGCACCAAATCGTGGGGTGAGAAGCTGTTCGGGTGGTGGTAAATGATAGGCTTCACTTGCGGATCGTTCGACCTGTTACATGCCGGCCATATTCTAATGCTAACTGAATGTAAGGATTATTGCGACTATTTGATCGTGGGCTTGCAGGTAGATCCCTCGGTTGATCGGTCAGAAAAGAATAAGCCGGTCCAATCGTTGTTCGAACGCCAGATCCAGTTAGAGAGTGTGCGGCATGTGGATCGGGTAGTAGTTTATGAAACCGAGGCCGATTTGGAACAAGTATTGTTGTCCTTCTGTCCTGACCGGCGGTTCGTTTCAGAGGAGTATCGAAACAAGGATTTTACCGGATCTGAGATCTCTGGCATCGAGGTTATTTATAATAACCGCCGTCACCATTTCAGTTCTAGTAGATTACGGGAGAGATGCCAAGACGGGTCAGGCTGGATAATGGATCGTGAATGAAAGCACCTTGGCCTATGGACGACATGGGGATATGTCTGATTTCCTGGCCCCCGCTTTGGAAGGCGAACGCAAACGGAAATTCTTGAGCTTGGTTGACCAAATACGTCAAGCGGTAGACGAGATCGAGGAAGCTGGGAATAAGTGTCCGTCTTGGCTGGCGATAGCCAACCTCAAGGCCGTCACCGGCTTAGTAGATCAAGCCCGGATCGTCTTGCGGTCTTAGCGACCCATCAACCGTTGCCAAACCGTTCTTTTCTGTTCTTGTAGCAACTTCTGTTCAGTGTTTTGGAGTCGGCTTTCGTTGAGGGCTTGCAGTTGCTGGGCTTGATCTAAAGCCTTTTGAATCTCAGCCAGTTGCAGATCTTTGGCCTCTAATTGGGATCGCAGAAACTGGATTTGATCGGTGTCGGGTTGACCGTCATCATCGCGAGGTAATTGATTGGAAATTGAAAACCAGACCTGTCGATCCCGGCCCTGCTTACGACTCAAAAGGAAATGGTCTTTGATGGCTCTTTCAATGGTACGGCGGCTTTTGCTTGACTTGTCGGCCACCTCGTCAATCGTCATCCAAGCCAAAACCCACCTCTTTTAATCATGTCGGATTATACGTCATATCTTGAGATAAGGTTTCATCATGCCAGAAATGAGTAACGAGTTGATACAGGAATTTAAGGATAGCCTCTCTCGGACACTTCAACACCAAGAAGCCAAGAACGCCATCGCTATTGAGGGGATTCAACGAACGCTGGTTGAAGTCCAATTGTCAGTGGCCCGGATAGAGACTTCCAATAAAGTCTTATCGGCGGTCGGTACCGCTTCGGCGGCCGGGGTGGTTGGGTTACTGGCGAAAATGCTCCTCAGTTAATCAGATGGATGAATCCATTATTCCTGATCCGAATACTTCTCTCGATCAAGGATTACCGGAACCGATTAGAAGAAGAGTCAGGAAAATTCGACCAAGAACACAATATCCAAAAATGGGGTGCTGGCACCAAGCGGATGGCCCATCTGATGTTGGGTTTGAAAATAGCGGTTTTGGGTTCGATTATGGGCGAGTTTCCGTTTCTGGATTTGATCCCCAACTTGATCGGCTTTTGGCCCAAGATGGAGTGGGTTGGAGCTTTGCTGGTTTTGGGGCTGGTTGGTGCTATCTTGCTGGTTTTAATCAACGATCAAGATCGGGACGAGAGGCGGGCTAAGGCGGCAAGAAATGGTGTCGGCTGACCATAAGGACGAATATGCTGGCAAAAGTGACCACGAAGTAATCCTGATCCTAGAGTCCCAAGTCCAAAACTTGCTGGCCAATTTGGACAAGACCGAGAAACAGAATGAACGGCTAACCAAGACCCAAGGCCAGATCTCGGTAGTAAGGATGGTTTTCATGGGCGTGATCCTGTTGATTGGCAGTATGGTAGCTATGAGTATTGTTAGCTGGTGGTCACCCAAGGGTACCATCGGGATCGAGAAGGAGTTAGCTTTTTTTGAGAGGTTGTTGCTGGTGTTGTTGGGGATATTAGGATCAGCGACGGTGGCACTCTACGACCAACGGGCCGGTAATGGGAATGGAGATAGCAAATGATTTTTGGTGAGATCTCAGTCGAGGGTGCGTTGGGGTTAGGGGTGGTTTGGGGGGTTGGAGTAGTCTCCGTCATGACGGCCATCGTCAACAAAGCCAAGGAGGAGGTCAAGGGGTATTTGCACACGACCTTGAAAGAGCATCGGGATGTAGCGGCTGAAATGGTAGGGTCTGGTGTCGAGAGTCAGCTATGTGGGGTACAACAAGATTTGAAAGTGGCGTTAGCGGATCTGGTCACGGCGGAAGCGGCCACTGAGGCCAAAACGGAGTTCTTGTCACGGATGAGCCATGAGATCCGTACCCCGTTGAATGGGATTATCGGTTCGTTGGGCTTGGTGGATAAAGAAGGGTTGAGCCTCCAACAGGCCGAAGATATTGAACGAGCGGTAACCGCCTCCAACCGATTACTGGCGGTGGTTGACCAGATCTTGGAGTTTTCCAAGGTGGAGTCCGAAACCGTCGACTACCAAAAAGAGGCTTTCGCCTTAAATGAGGTCTGTCAAGAATTAGTGCAAGAAATGGACGTACTGGCAAACGAGAAGGGGCTTGACCTTTCCTTGGAGTTAATTGGTGATGGCCCGGACTGTCGAGTAGGAGACCGGCAAAAGATATTTCAAGTCCTGACCAACTTGGTTGGCAATGCTATCAAATTCACCAATAAAGGATCTGTCCGGTTGGAAGTTAATCAGGCTGATGATGATTGGGTCGAGTTCAAAGTGGTTGACACAGGGATCGGAATCCCAGCTTCAGAATTGGGAGTTATTTTTGGTTCGTTCACTCAAGCCAGCAATAGAACATCCAATCAGACCTCCAGCACTGGTTTGGGGTTGAGTATTTGCCACCGCTTCGTGTCGGGCATGGACGGGAAAATGGCGGTCTACTCCGAATTAGGGGTCGGCTCCACCTTTAGCTTTCGCCTCCCTTTGCCGTTGTGTCATGTGGGCGATCTTGGGGCCAAGCCTAATCCAAGCCTTGGATTAGTTGGGCATGGCCAATCCGCTTTAATAGTCGATGACGAACCAACCAACCGTATTATCGCCACCCGGTATCTGGAGAATTTAGGGCTGGAGGTGGTGGCGGTGGCGAGTGGGACCGAAGCGGTAGCGGAATGTGGGAAGACGAAATACGATTATGTTTTTATGGATTTGCAAATGCCGGTCATGGACGGGTTTGAAGCCTGCAAACTGATCAAGGAAGGCGGAAACGGGGAGGAGATAATCGCCCTGACAGCCAGTGTGGTTGGTGATATTGAGGACAGGTGTCTGGCGGCGGGGATGGATGGATACCTGAGCAAGCCTTTTACCGCCGATCAATTGCGGTCTATCGTCTCAACAAGGCATATTAGAGAGAAGGAATAAAGACTCAAACGGGAGGCGGGGGATGTCAGACAGTAACTGACAAACCCCACACCAACAACCCAAACTTTGATCCTGATCCTCCCGTAGAGAAAAGCTCGGTCTGATAGCGAGGCCGAGCTTTTTATTTAGACATAAAAAAGCCAACTCAACCGAGGCGAAACACCTCACTTGAATTGGCTATAACTAATATTAGTTATGATCAGTTTCAGCTTGGCGGCAAGAGCTGATCAAATCTAACAACGGGCTTTTGGTGGACCGTTTTTAAAATGCCCACTTTGTTCCGCTGTTTAATTATAGCATCTGTGATCTTGAAACAGGCATGAATAGCAGGGTGGGGTGGGTTATCAAATAAAATGTGGTATTATGGCATTTTAGCTTGCATTATCACATCCTAGGTGGTATAATACAACCATAACGATGAGAAATGGAGACAAACAAGATGAACAACTTAACCAACCAACCAACCACAACTCAACCAGTCATAACCGTAACTGTTGCAAACCCAACGGGACATCAAACCACCGTTATGGAGATTACGGACATCAATTGGCTCTATGCCATCGACTTTACGGAGGGGCATTCCAAAACGGTACAAACGGATGATTTCAGCTCTCTTATTTACGTCCGACACGAAAGCCTTGAAGCCGCTAACGAATTTGCACAAGCTAATAACAGTCGATAAAAGGAGACAAACAAGATGAACAACTATTTCCAAGGATGCGAAAGTTTAGAGGATTTCAAGAAGCGTTACAAAACCCTAGCTATTTTGCACCACCCGGACAAAGGTGGGAATAAAGAGATAATGCAAGAGGTCAACGAACAGTATGAGATGGGCTGGTTCGCATGGAAGACCAAAGCGGCCTCCAGCGACAACGGGTTTGAACGCAAATGGGCTGAAACCGCTACATGGGCCGGTGAGCAGATGTTCATGGACGCCATCAACGAGATCGTACACCTCAACCTCAATATTGAGGTCTGCGGCATATATATATGGGTTTCGGGTAACACCAAACCTTGCCGGCAGGAATTGAAAGATTCCAGTTACAGGTGGCACTCAAAGAAATTGATGTGGTACTGGAAGCCGAAACAGTACCGAAGTCGATCCAAAGGGTCGTGGGACATGAACAAGATCAGAGACACTTTCGGAAGCGATTCGGTCAAAGAGCAACAACAGCAAAACACTTTAGCATAAGGAGACAGAATAATGGAATTGAAAAGCCAACTGAGCGAGATTAGCGAACAAACCAGAGGCAAATTCGGCCAGACCATTGAAGATTGCATCGAGGAGATCCAACGCAATCGGGATCGGACTTGGCACAGTATAGCCATAAGGTTGTCTAACAGTGATGTGGATGTCACTGATGACATCATTGGCCATTTGATAGAGGAGGCCATTTTGGAAGGAGCCAGCCACGTCCTGAAATATCATGCCAGATTCCTGATGGAGGGATTGGGCAACGAAATTAATCGGGTTGGTCACTATGACGGGCTTGACAAAGACCGTAATGGTGAAGATTACAAATCGCCAGAATTGACCAAAGCATTTGAAGAACTCAAGAATAAGGAGACAGAATAATGGGACTAGACCAATTCGCATATAAGATACGAGAAGAATACGATTCTAAGACATTGACCAAAACTACCACCAGAACTGAGATAGCCTACTGGCGCAAGCATAATAGACTCCAAGGCTGGATGGAAGAATTATGGCATAGCCGAGGTGACGAGGCTCCAGAATTTAATTGCCAAGATATGGAATTGACACTGGACGATATAACCGATTTGGAGGAGGTGATTAAGGCTCAAGAATTACCTTTTACAGAGGGGTTTTTCTACGGCCACGATTCCTATTCCTATACCGACGGGCCAGCCGGTAGCAAATACCAAGATGAACCGGTTGACCTTGAGTTTATCAAACAGGCCAAGAAAGCACTAACCGAGGGGTGGACGATAGTCTATTCCTGCTGGTGGTAAATAATGAATATCGGAACAATCAATTCAACGGCTTGGGAGAAATTCCGGGCCGACTTCCCTTCAGCTTACCAACGGCTTCAGCACGAATCACTGGTGGGAGAATGGAAATTGCTAGGCCAACGATCACGATTACACGGGCGGGATAACCTGCCACCAATGGAGCAGAAACGGTTAGAAGAACTAAACCAATATTTCGCAAATCGAACCAAGGAGACGAAATGATGACCAACCGAGAACGGAAACAAGCCAACCGATTCCTCTACCGGCTTCAAGCCAGTGGGAAAATCAATATGTTCGGTGCGCCCAAGGTATTGCAAGATACTTTTGGCTTCGATCGAACAGAAGCCCGCCAGATATTCCAAGATTGGGGCGATAATTGGTCGGCTTTATATTATGACGAATATAAGAAGGAGACAGAATAATGAACGAAATCAATGTTTATTCAGATAGTCACTACCAAGTTGAATTGGAAGAATTACTGGCCGCACCGTTACCCCAATTCGATCCCGAAGGTCGGTTCCGGCCATTACCGCATTCAGTAATGGATCAACAGACTCGCTCAGTGGTCGAAGATTTGGGCCATACTATAACAGCAGAACAGTTTCACATGACCGATGACGGTATGAGGGCGGTCGGTATTTACCAATTCCTCAGCGACTTGGATCCCGACCATTCCAACACGGTGTCGTTCTATAATGCCAATGATAAGTCATCGTCAACCAAGATGGCGGCTGGTAAGATCCAACACATCTGCCTCAACTCAGTCATCACGGGTGAGGTGGTTTATAAAACCTGCCACACCAAATTTATTGAGGACCGACTTCCACTTCTCTTGAGTGAGGCCGTTAGCAAAATCGGCGGCTACATCAAACACCAAGAAATCCAGCATATCGCCTATAAACGAATATGCTTGGACGAGGGGAGCAAGAAAGACCACCAGATAAAAGTGGATCATCTTATCATGGAAGCCACCCGAAATAAGGTAATTGCCGGTTCTGCCATTGGTGCAGTTGAACACCAATATTGGATGCCGAAATATGAGGAATTCACCGAAAACGGTTATTCACTACACCGCTTCCTGCAAGCCTTTACCCAAGTCTTTCAGGACAAGAGGTATCCCTATCGCCGATTGACCAAAGCCAGCTTGGAGTTGCAACGGGTTTTCAACCGGCAATTTAAAACTGAGCTTGAGCAAGTTGGTTCGGACATCGAAGAGACGCTTCAAGAAATGGAGGTTGGGGAGTTAAATAATGAGTAATAATTATGTCGTGTATGAAGAATCGGCTCAGGATCTGATTCAAATCAAGGCGGTTTATACTAATTGTCCCGACGAGATTGATGCCAAGGATTTGGCCCTGCGGGGCCATTTCTACGACCTTGGGATCTACTTGAGGGAAGTCCATCTACAATGGATTCCTCCGGTCTTCAACAAGGAGCGTGAGGGGCTGAGTATTCTCTTGCTCGAGGAACTCAGCAGGTGGGAGGGCGAGATCTTCGATTACCCGACGCTAGAGATCAAGCCGTTCGGATTCGAAGGACCTGACAAGGAGGACGAATGATGGGACTTGGTAGGAAACCGAAAATGGAACCAGAAATCAGTGTCTATTGGGATCCGAACCAAGAGACATTGAGAAAATACATGGTCAAAATGGAGGGCTGGCGTCAGTGGGATGCCAGCCTGTCCACCGCTGAGCAGATTATCCGAGATTTGAAAACATTACCAGTTGAGAATATCACTGACAATAATATCAACCTCCAACACCTAATCCGATTAATCGGAACGAAAGAGGCTTATCGACAATTAGGGGGCTCACCTTCGCCACCTTCGCCACCTTCGCCACCGATAGCCATTAACAAGGAGCATCCACAACTGGAATTATTCTGAAAAAGCCGCAAATTTATCAAATAAAATGCCATAATATCACATTTTAGCTTGTATTATCACATGCCAGATGTTATTATATAGTCATAACAAAGAACAAGGAACAAGGGAGACAGACAGATGAACAACTTAACCAACCAACCCCAATCAAGCAAAGGCCACGAACCAACGGCAGTAAGGTCGTTAGACCTCGCGATGAAAGCACTAGAACAGCGAAAAGCGTCGATAATGGATTCCATATTCAACCAAGAGGACAAGCAAGAAAGAGAAAGGCTTGAGGCAGAGTATAAAGAAGTTGGAATCGCTATTAGCGACCTTAACGGAATGTTAGGCCACTACAAATTCGTAACTGGCCAATACCTATAAGAGATAGACAAATAAGGAGAAGGGAACAACAAAGAACAGGGGATACAGACAGAGATGAACAACTTAACCAACCAGCCAACCAGACCTAACCCATACACCGGATCAACTGAGAACAGGATTGAAATGGCCATTTACCAGATAGCAGAATCCCGACTGATGAAGATTTTTGGGATCTCAAGAGACGAGCTATATGAAATGAAGGACGGGCAGTATATATACGGTGACGAATTTGATGCCACTTCGAACGACGTGAGAACAGCTCTCAACGATCTTCAGTGGACACTTTACAGTGATCAGGAGGCAAGATAATGACAGTACAACAACTAATCAGCAGGCTTTCCCTCATGGATCCTACAGCAGACGTGGTAATTGGCGATGACGAACAGGCTTTCCAGCATGGGATAGCCAGCACCCAATGCGTGAGGACAATGGCGACATATTTGAAAACCTCAGACCCAGAAGCCAAGGAGGAGTTGGAACAGGCAGAGAAAAAAGGTTTTTCAGTTCCAAACAAAGTCATGCTGGTAAAAAGCTCAAACATCAAAACTTTCAACTATGACGACGACGACGACGACGACAGTGGCCGATTAGACAATATCAGTCAATACGTTATCCGCAAATCCCTCGATAAAATGAAGCAATCAACCTTATAAGGAGATAGAGATGAATTTCTTAACCGCAAGCACAATTCCAAGTTGGCTCGAGGAACGAAAGATAGAAGTTCTGTATATGCTGGATGAAACATATTACACCGTAGCCGAAGGGCATGGTGTACACGATTACGTCCGCGATGTCAACGGCGACATCGAGGAATTCACTTTGGCCCAAGCTCTAGAGCTAACCGGGCAAGCCTCGATTGATGAGGCTTATGAGAATGGAATTTTTATAGAGGAGACCAAATAATGTATTACGACATCAACAAGTCGATCCAGTTGGCCCAAGAGGGGATTCAGAGACTATACAAAGAAACCCAAACCGCATACCAACGAGAACTGAAAGAGGACGCCAGTTCCGGTGACCTCATGGTCAACACCTTTCTGGAAGATCTGGAAGGGCAACTCGACGACTTGAAAGAAGCCGTGTCCGACATCAATAAATTGGGCAACCATTACGCCCAAATAACAAAATAAGGAGAAGGGATAATGGAATATAAAATATGGGGACATTACAAGTAGCCCACCTGATGAGGCCGGCCGGTAATTGGCCGAAACGCCTGACGGCGTTGTGGGAAACCACAATATAGATTTCAACTACAGGGAGAAGACAGAGAAATGGAATTGAGAAGCAAACTGAGTAAGATGAGTCAACAGACCCAGACCAAATTCGCTTGGGCCGTTGAAGGTTGTACTAATACAATCGAGAGCAACCGAGACCGGGCGTGGCATATGATAGCCACTGAGATAGCCACCGGGTGTGATATTACTGATGATGTTATCGGTGATATTATAGAAGAAGCCATCTTGAATGTGATCCAAGAATCCTTCAGCCATCAAGCCAAAGTCCTAATGGTAGGGATGGGTAAGGAGATCTGTCGGACAATGCACATGAGCCAAAGGGAAAGAGACGCTACTGGTGAGAGCCTAAAATCGCCAGCATTAAAATCGGCGCTGGAAGAACTCAAGAAGGAGAAGGGATAATGTCAGATTTAACCTATACCCAAACCAAAGGACTAATCTCGCAACTAGGTCGGGATGAAGTCGATTCACTGGTCAAACAGCACGGCATCGAGATGCTGGTAGCCGCTTGTGAATTGGGCATCCAAGCCGACAGTATTGAGGACAGTTATCAAGGCTTCTGGCAGAGTGACAAGGATTTTGTCATGGACTTGCTTTATGACCTTTACGACCTGGAGCAGTTGCTCCCCCACTTTATTGCTATTGATTGGGAGATAACAGCAAGGGCGGTAATGACGGACTATTCGGAAGATAACGGCCACTATTGGAGAATATGATGAAAGATAGTTTTGGAGGAGATAATGGGCCGGAAATGATTAGAGATTTTCTGGAGACGATAATACTAGCCGGGGCCATGTTCTTGTGGCTGGTATTAGTATTTTGTAGCGGATAGAAAAATGGGGCTGTGTCTAAAGCACAACCCCAACCAATTTAACACTTTAACACCTAAAGCCATAAAGGTGCTTAAGGAGAAACAGTTTATGATAGCATATCAGCAGAGGCAAAACCAGTTTGGGATCAAGCCTCAATTGAGTTATAACGAATGTTTGGCGGTGGCAAAACGGTTGAATATCAACCCTTCACCGTCGAACCTCAAACGGATCGGAAATGCCAATTCGATCCGCTTCAATCAACAATACGTGGAGATGCCTTTTGTCCGAGACGGGTATGAGGTCTATTGCGTATTTTCTCAAACACTTGGAGGTCAGGGATACATCGTATCTTACCAGATCTTCAAGAAAACTTGGGTTTGCAGTTGTCCGGATTTTCAATTCCAAGGACATCAATGCAAGCACATCTTAACCTTCTCCGCTCTGCAACCATAAGGGGGATACATGAATCAACGAAAAGATACTGGCAAGTTCGCCAACTACCAAAATGTAGCCAGCCGGGTGGACGGCATCCACCAAGTTAATGAAGACCGAGTCAGCATTAAAACTGACAAGCCAACTTTCTCCGAGCATCCGATCTATGGCCAAATTGTTGAATGTTCGGCTACGGTCACAATTTACCCGAAAGACCTTGATCTACCCGATCAACTGGAATATGATGGGCATGCCAAAAAGGTGTTAGCTAAACCGGACGGCAAAGGGGGCTGGAGGCCGGAACAAAACATTGACAACCTTTACGAAATAGTCGAAACCAAAGCCATCGGACGGGCATTAGCCGCCGCTGGATACTTAACTCGCAAGGATGATGGCGGGAAGATGGACTATGCTACGGAGGAGGACATCAACGAATCCAAGCGGCAAGAAACCGACACGGCCATGCGAAAGGAATTGGAAACAACCAAGAGGAGGTTGCGGGAGGTAGAGGCTGACCACAACCTCCTAAACGGCTTGGACGACCCAAGAGGCCAAACTAATAAGGAGACCGAAGATAAGGCCCGAATGGAACTTGAACGGAGGGGAACACTGGCCGAGAACTTGGATCGAAAACTTGAACAAGCCAAGGCCATTGAAGCCGAAGTCAAGAAGGTGGCTGATACAATCGTAGCACCTGAAGATGCGACCCTAACCCCTCAATTATGGAAAACTTGGCTGGATGCGGCCAAGATCCCAGAGGACACATTTCAGGCTATCGACGGTTCTCAGCAGAAAGCCAGTGTTCTAAAATTGGCTCAGATCTTTCAGACCTATCAATCGAAACCAGTCATGAAGCCGGAGGTGTTGAAGGCGCAATTGGAGAGTCAATATAAGGTGACGAATCCCCGGTTATTGAGCGATGAACAAGCTGACCAATTGATCGCTGAAATCAAGGGGGTGCAATAATGGGATTGCATCCCGGAGAGATTACTAGGGCCAGAATACGGGGTGTCAACTATCCCGCTGAGGCAGAACAGATTTTCCGCCAAGAGTTGCACCAGAAAACAAAAGAGGAGCTGATCGACTATATCATCAGCCTCCTTGATGGGCCACCCGGTCAAGGATACGTCACTGAACGCATCCTCAACTATCTGGAACGGGAGGATAAGTTGGAGGGTTTGATCTTCAACGAGGTGCGAGACGATGAGGCCCGGATGCTGTATCGAGATCTGCATCGAGATCAAGGCTACTATTAGCCGTCAAAAGGCGCGACAGTGCGATTTATTTTACATTTCTATAACCTTACACTAAACCGTGACATCCGACACCACCTGTCAGGTGTCGCGGTTATTATTAAGGAGGAGGCATAAATGGATCATTTCAAGCTGGCCAAGCAGGTCGAGGAAGATTTCCAGAATCTCCCTTACCACAAGGTAATTGAGCTTCGGGACAAGATGGCCAACCAGATCGCAGACATTGATCTGGACGAGCCAATCAAAGACATCAAGAGGTGGTATCGAGGCCATCCCTTGCAAGAGATGGAATCAGACGGCTACCTGAACGATAGCTTATCCACCCTGATTTACCTTTACATTTCAGCCGTGGTGGAGGAAATGGAACAGGATTGGAGGGACAAGGAACATTTCTGGCAACACTTGTCGGCCTAGCTTGTATTATAACAGGACAGGTGTTATAATACAGCGATTAGGGTTAAAATGAGGCGAAATGAAAACGGTTAGAATTGACTATATCAAGGTCAGAGGGCTCGTCGAGTGGGGGTGGAGCCAGTGCCTATCGGCCAAGTTGGGTATCCACAAGAATATGTGGGGCAAGCGGATGGATGGCACTATCCCGTTCAAAATGGACGAGTTGAATCAATTCGCCAGAGTGCTAAACGAGTTGGGCGAAGGTAAATACGGCAAGCAAGGCTGGGAGGAGATCGGGGCTGATGATTTGCTTATCTTTGAGGATACGAGGCGCAATTCAGTCAAGTTGCCGAAAGCAAAAAAGACGGAGACAGTGAAAAATGGAGAGGGAGAATAACATCCGGAGGGTTTGTTTATATGGAAACGAAAATGATGGAAGAGCTGGTTGGAGCATTAAAGAGCGAGATCATTAAACATCGGCTGGCAGGGGAATTGGCAGAAAAAATTGGGGTTCATCGAAGAACTTTATATTCGTGGCTGGACGGATTTTGCCAAAAAATGCCATTATCGGCCGTGGTCATCATCGCCGCCCATCCAAAACTGGACGAGAGCATGAAGGAGGTCCTCCTCGGTCAATTGGGGATTATTTGTCCGAGCAAGGCCAGAGATAGCGTTTGCCTGTTGGTGGGAGGCGGGCCGGAGGCATATCGACCGCCCCTTCAATTGAAAGGTTTATTGGCTGAAGACCCGGAGGGTCAGGTCTTTGTCGTTTCACCGCCGAAATGATTATCGGACATCAATTTTGGCAATTGAGACTCAATAAAGGGAAGGCAAGTCAATGATAGCCAGAAACGGGTTTCGGCTCAGTCTCAATAAGAGGGCGAGAATGTCCGATAACGATTATTATAGGACATGGTGTCTAGGGTCTTGAAAAATGGCAAATAAGACTATATAATAAAAAAAGAGGCCGACGGCATAGCCATATACCATCGACCTCGAAACCATAAGGTAATACAAAGCCTTATCAAC